GACCATCCATATCATCTGTGTGGCACTGGTCTTTTCCTCGGTAGTGATGATCGAATTCCGTGTTCTGGGCTACACCAAATCGCAGACGGTGGCGGAGACGGCGCACCGCTATGTGCCGTGGATCTTCGTCGGAGTCGTGGTCATGGCCTTGACCGGGAGTGTCCTCATAATCGGCGAGCCGACGCGCTCGCTGCCGAGCTTCGAATTCCAGATGAAGATGCTGTTCCTGGCCGTCGCGCTCGCCTTCACTATCTGGTTCGCGCGTTCGGTGAGCCGCCATGCGGAGGCGTGGGCGGACAATTCTGCCGCCCGCACCGTCCACAGCACGCTCGCCGTCGTCGCGCTCGCCTCATGGTGCGCGGTCGTGATCTGGGGACGATGGATAGCCTACACGGTCCAACATTGAACGGCGCGAAGACGCACCCTCGGGAGGATGACATGCAGTGGCTGACCGGCAACCTGGAAGCGCTCGAACAAACGGCTCCGGCACTGTGGATCGCCGAATCCACCTGGGCGTTTCCCGCCCTCGAGGTGGTGCACATCTTCGCCATTTCCATGGTGTTCGGCACCATAGCCATCATCGACCTGCGCTTGCTGGGCCTCGCCTCGACCAAGCGCGCCTATACAGAGATGGCGCGCGAGCTGCTGCCGTGGACCTGGGCCGGGTTTTTCGCTGCTGCGATCTGCGGCTCGATCCTGATCCTGAGTCGACCGACCGGCTATTTTGAGAACGAAGACTTCCGCCTGAAATTCGTCTGCATGGGACTCGCGGGGCTCAACATGCTCGTCTTCCAGTTCATCACCTCGAAGAACGTGGCGAGCTGGGACCGCGGCGAGCCGCCGATCGCCGCCAAGCTGGCCGGCGTGCTGTCGATCCTATTGTGGATCGGCGTCGTGTATTTCGCGCGGATGACGGGCTTCACCATGGTGCAGGGCGGCGCGTAAACGGATAAGTTGCGGCCATTCTATCCGCGTACGCCGCGGCTCGCGTCGAAGCGTACCAACACTTTGATCCCTCATCACCAGCCGCTCTCTCGATCACTTCGTTCCCAATGACGTCGGAAGGTTCGACATCGACTTAGACGACGAATTGATGCGCCCTGTTTGCCAGTCCAGCCGACATGAAATCCCGGGATTTCCTCGTAAAGCACCGCCCGCGGCTCGCAGCAATCAAATTCCATCCAAAGATGGAATTCGCCGACTATGAGCGGCGTTTGGTGTCGCTGCAGGAAACGCTACAGCTGATCCAGCAGGCCTACCTCGGAACGCCGGAGCGCGCGATCCTGGTGCTCGAGGGCTGGGATACGGCCGGCAAAGGTGGAGTCGTGCGTCGACTCGGGTGGGCGCTCGATCCTCGGAGCTTCAAGGTCCATCCAATCGCTGCTCCGGATGAGCATGAGCGCGCCGAACACTACCTTCAGCGGTTCTGGCGACGACTCCCGGAGCGTGGGCACATCGTCACCTTCGATCGCTCATGGTATGGCCGGGTGCTGGTAGAGCGCGTCGAGGGCCTCGCGACCACACAGGAATGGCGTCGGGCTTACCGGGAGATCAATGAGTTCGAGCACATGCTCGTCGACTCCGGCGTGCGCCTTGTCAAACTGTTCCTGCATATTACTCCTAACGAGCAAGCGCGGCGGTTCCGCGACCGGCTCATCAATCCGGTCAAGCGCTGGAAACTATCCTACGAGGATTTCCGCAACCGCGCCCGCTGGTCGGAATACGAGGCGGCGATCGAAGATATGATGGCTGAAACCACAACAAACACTGCGCCCTGGCATCTGATCCCAGCAAACAACAAAGCTTTTGGTAGGATCGCTGCATTCCGCATATTGGTGGATCGCCTTGGGAAGAATGTACCACTTGAGCCGCGGCCGATGGATCCCGGTATTCTCAAGCAAGCGAAAAAGGTGCTTCGCCTCTCTGCCGCGGATTTCAGGCGCGCGACGCAGCCGGGCCGACCGAAGGTCAAAGTAAGGCGACGCCCGCTTGAAAAATGATCCCGTCGGTGCCTCTGCTGGGGTTGAGACAGGCTGCATCAAGCGAACACTCGGCTTGTGGCCAATCAAACTGGGCCTTCGGCACCGGCGTCGGCGGCCGTCCCATATCCAATCCATAACCATAGGTGAAGTGACCCGGAGAAATTACGAATGCATCGCTATATGCTGCGCTAGCCGCATCGCGCGCCAGGCCCGCGAGCCGTCGGGATCGTCCCCGGCTTCGTCGGACCAACCGCGGTAGGTATGATCATACCCAGGATATTTGTTGTTTATCGCCGCAACGCCCGCGACGCTATTGATCAAATCGTCGTGCTGCCCAGGCGCATGATCGATGCTGTCTCTGCCGCTGCGTGAGGTGCGCCGCTCAAGGCCAAGAAGTTGCGTGATGAGCTTCGGATGGTCGAGCAACTCAATGCGCGCACTATTTATCAGCGGCAACAGGTCCGTATAAAGCGAGGATTTGGGCGCTGCCGATGCTTCGTAGAGAATATTGAACCGGCCAAACTGTTCGGCAGGCCAGAGGCCAGCGTATTTATCGCCGCTGACCGTCACGATGCCATAACTCCTGAGCAGCTTGGAAAATTCTTCGACCACGGTTTCAGGCGAGAAAGGCGGCAGGCGTTCGCGCAAACAATCGATCACGATGGTCTGACGGGCTATGTCATTGTGACCAATACATAAGGTCATCGAGTCGGACGAGCCGCCGCTCGGATCACAAAATGCAGCATAACTCTCGCCGCGCATCGGCGGCCGCTCACGAACGCCCACGGAGATACATGCCGTGACAGCCTCACGCAGCACGAAGGCTTCGAGATCAGAGCGGAAGTGAGCAAAGTATTCGGCCGCTGCCCGTGTCGGGTCGTCAGCGACGTGTTGGTCGATGTAGCTTTGCGGTACGCTTGGGTTCATGTCCCGTGTCGCCGCTTGCCAAACCAAAATCGGATCACTGTCTTGACCGTAGTGCCGCCGGTGCGCATCCCACAGCGCGCCTCTCCGCGCGTGCGGTGACGACGCACACAGGAGGATAGCGTCGGGAATAGTCGCCATCGCAGGGCGGATCGCGTTTACCACCTGGACATCAGGCTCGGCGCTCATCTCATCGGTCGGCCAGAACGCCAACTCGTCGAGCAGCGCCGCCACGACACTGTAACCCCGCGTGCTGCGCCAACTCGCGGTGTGCACCTCGATGACAACGCGGTTGCGCAGTTCGATGGTCTCCCGGGTCTCGCCTTCGATCAGCGGCGCCAACATCGGTACTCCAGTCAACAACCCACGGACATAACGCATGATCACCCGGGCTTGCTTGCGATCGGCGGCGATCACCATCACGGTGCCAACTTCGCCCGGTCCAAGGAATGGTCGCCAATCGCGGAAACAAGCGAGAAACACCGCGATCGTCGCGAGCACAAAGGATTTGCCGCCCCTCCGGCCGATCACGAGCCATGCCTCACGCGATGGCCCAGGCGGTGGTGCGGTTCGCCCAGTAAACTGGTGATAGAGCGCAAGCTGGCTGTCCGTCAGCGACAGGCCGAAAAGCACTGCTAGGAAGCAGCGCCACGCATCCCAAGTGCTGCTTCGGAAAAATCGGCCGAACACTTGCGGGTCATCCATCGCCTGAAGGATGTTCATGAGGCATGCTCCCGCGAATAATCGAGAGGGTCGGGTGGTGGGACATTGCGGCTGCGACGTTGCAAACCGACAGCTTCGAGCAGGCGACGCAGGCTGTTAGCGACGCGCTGATAGAGGTCGATGTCGTCGGTCGATGCCTCACCGGCCAGGGCGAACTTTTGTTCGAGCCGTTCCAGTTCGACGGTGAGCACGCAGGCGCGTCGTATGATCGAGCGCTCGCCTGCAGAGACATTGTCGACGCCGCCGAGATCGGCGATGTGCTCGTTGAGCACGTCCTTGCAGCGGCGCACCCAGGCATTCCGACCATCGACGCCCGGCAGGAGCGCACTGCCGTTCGTAATCCGCGACCGTTGCGGGTCCTTCGGGCGGACGATCGCCGAGCGATCGGAGGGTGAAATTTGCACCACATCCATGGCCGCACCGCGCCGTCCTCAGCTCTCAACCCGCGGCTGTGCACATGGCCCGGAAGGGCCATTTTCGTTACCCGTCAGCGTTACCCCATAACGGATGCGGCTGTCAAATGCATTATCTGTAGCGCATTTCATGCGAGAATTGCCGACCAACCCACCAGTGAACTGACCAGGTGGGTAAGGCGATTTACCGCCGAAAAACCCCAGCAAAACGGCCGTGGTTGCAGAACAGACAGCCGCCGGCGGCAGCGCAAAAAAAGGCGCGGGATGGGTGGCCGCGCCCCCTGCCGCCAGCTTCGCAGTAGGTGCCGCCAGTGTCGCGCTGCCACCGACCGTGCGCCAGCCCACCCCAGCTGATCCTGCCCAAATCCGGAAATGTAGTGCCAAGTCGCCATTGCGACGTCGATTGCCGTTGCTATTCAATTACTTATAATTGCACTGTTGAAGATGGATCAAAAGCTTCCGCCGAGACGGTAAAAGATGCTGCGCAGCCACTTGGATTGCCGCTCGGTTGGTTCGCGCCAGACCGTTCGCGACGCCATGTCGTTGATGAATTCGCGCTCGTTCTCTCTCAATCGATCGCGGCTTTGCTGGCAGAAGCGCGCGATCTCGTGCCAGTCGGGGCTACCGTCGATGTTCCGGAAATCGTCAGGACCGTGATGCTTGGTTTCCGCTGCGCGCATGCCAGCGCCATAGCCGGCATCATAGAGCTTCCGCATCTCCGCGTCGGTCAACTTACTGCCGTTCGCCGTCTCGACGCGTTCGGCAAGGACATGGATGTCTGCGCCGGCGGCTTTCAGCGTGCGCACGATGGCGCGCGCCGCTGCGACGACCTCGCCGTCCCGTTCGCTGGCTAGCATGCGGATGAGTGTTCCCAGCTTCTGCTCGAGTGGGGTGCGCCTATGGTTCATGGCCACAGCCCCGGGCAGGTAGGGCGATGCTTGGCGTCCTCGCTCGGTTTACTTGTTAGCTGTTTACCTACTAAAGGCCCGCGGGAACTACCCTCCTTTCTTCCCTGGTTCCATCTACCTACTAAGGGGTAGTAAACAGTAAACATATATCTATCTATATTATGTAAATATATGATCTTATTTAATATTTCGGACTCTATCTTGTTTACGCCAAAGTCCAAACGTTTACCAAAAACCACATGTTGCAAAAATGTTTCGTGAGCCGAAATGCCCCGCGAAGCAAAAATGCAACACGCGCTACTTTGCTGTGGGCTGGTATTCATCCCCTTGCCACTCGACCTCGCCGGCTTCGACCAACTGGCTCAGGATGTCCTTGATGTCCTTGCTCCGCAGGCGACCCTTGAGGAACTGCTGGATGTCGCGCGGCTTCACCGGATGCTTACGTTGGACGTAGGCCAGGATCTTCTCCGTCATCTCGCCGCGTTCGTTCTGCGGCAGGAAATCCTGCGCGGCCTCGGCCAGGGCTTGGCCCGCCGTCCACGCCACACCGACGCCCCACTCGATGTCCGAAAGGTCCACTCTGGCACCGCGCCCCGAGCGGCCCGCAGCACGGATGGTCGCGAGCCGCACCGCCGTCTCGGCGCAGCGCGCGAGGTAGTCTCCGCTGCCTTGATGCTCGTCGACGTGAGCTTCGACCACCCGGGTGAACTCCGTGTAGCGGTCGTTGGCCTCCTGGCTTGCCCACGGCAGGACGTCCGGCTCGATCTTGGCGCCGGGATTGCCGATCTGGATTAGACTTTCCGGACCGGACCACAGGTAGAGCGCTCGCAGCGCATCGCTTAAGGTGCTGGGCACGCGGCTCGGGTCGCATTCCGGGTCACGATCTACGACTCGAAGGTTGGAGCCGACGGCAAGAAACCGGTTGAGGAAGCCATTGACGGCGCTCTCGCCCTGCAGCGCGGCGTGGAATTCTTCCGGCGTCGAGACGCCGAAGATCGACAGCGCCGGACATGAGATGAGCTGCATCTCGCGCTGCGCCCAGGCGGGCGTCGGCATGCTGGCGAAAGAGATTCCCCACAGTCCGCGCAGGATCTGGCTGACGGCCGATTCGTGGCTGGTTGCCTTCCTACTTGTGATAGCCCGGAGGAAAACTCCGATCTCGTCCTGCGGGCACAGCACCAGCGGTTTGTTGGACAACAGATCGAGGACCGCGCTCAGGGAGAAGAACTTCGACGGCCCGATGTGGTTGCTAGCCCTAGCCGCCTCCATGAGCCGGATCACACTGTCGAGCAGGTGCTGCTTGCCGCTACCGGTGGGTGCGATTCCGACAATGTAGAGGTGGGTAGCGCTGCGGGTCGGGCCAGCGGCGCGGCGGCCGATCAGGGTGCCGACCACGGTGATGGCGGCGCCAAGCGCCAGCACTCGGTTCGGGCGTCGACTGGTCGCAACGATCCAATCGATGATCTCTCCCACCACACCCGGCACGATGGTGAAGCGGGTAAGCTCATCGATCGGTGTCTTTGACTTCGCTGCTGCCCCCGAGGCCGGCTGGGCCGCCGCCTCGTTGTTCGGAGGCCGCAGCGCGGACAGATCGAGGTCCGAGGCCCAGCCCAGCCGATCGGAGAGGAACCGGAACGCGGTGTCGAGGTCGCAGCCGCAAGCTGTCATGACCAGGTCGAGCGGCGTGTAACCCCGGTCGGCGCCGAAGTCGCGGATGCCGTCCATCACGATCTTCAGGTTGCGGTGTCGTTTCCCGAGCTCCCGCCCCGTCGTCGACGGTCGCCACGTCGGTACCGCCTCGTAGCCCTTCTGCGTCCGCCGACAGCGATACAGCATCAGCGCCGGCACCCAGACGTCCAAATTGGCGAGCGCTTCGTTGTTGAGGACGCGATGCGGACTGTCGCTGTCACCGTCGCCATTGCCGCCGTTGCCACCTTCATGCGGCGGCGGTACGGAACGATGTCCCAACGGCAGCAGCGCCGCCGTGATCTGTTCCGCGATGTCGGAGGGCAGCGTCGGCAGCTCGTGTGGCTGTAGGTCCTCGAGGCTCTCGGACCCTGACCAGCGATACGGCGCCCGGGTGTCCGGGTGGATCGTCGGCGGCAGCACCGTCTGCCGCCCCGGGCCGATCAGGTCCACGACGCGTCTGCCGGCGATGTTCCAGCTCTGCGACTGCGTGATGCCGGGACCGTAGTAAAACAGCGTCTCGCCGCGCGCGCCGGTCTTGCGCACATGCGTCGGCGGCAGGACCGTTTGCAGCGCCGCCTGGATCGCCGGATCCTCGCTATCAATGTCAACCGCGATCAGGCCATGACTGGCCTGACCGGCAACGACACCGACACCGGTGCCGCCCGCGGCCCAGCATTCGCGCTCGGTCGCCGGCGGTGGACCGCTGTTGAAGCGCCTCTGCCAGTTGGCGAGGCCGATCCACATGCCGGCGAAGAAGAAACCCGGCCGCTTGGTCCCCGGCATGATCGGCACCGCTGCGAAACCGCGTTCGATCAACCTTTCGGCACACTGCGCATAGGCACCCATCATGCGATCCGGATCTAAAATGGTGGCTCGTTGTTCAGAATTTTCCTGCGCAGCGCGAGCTCGTAGCTAACGAACAGCCGGCGAAGGAATTCGCCCCATTCGCCGGCGTCCAATGTCGCGATGTCGGTCTTGCTAATCTCTTCGAGATAACCGCCGGCCTCCGCACCGGCCTCGAGCGCGGCTCCGATCTCGTACGCGTCCAGTATCTCATTCGGCATGGCGTAGACTTTCTTTGCCGCGGCGTGGCAGCCGTTGTCGTCGCACAACCAGATCACCGGCGGACGCTGCCGTTCCGGCGGCCCGTAGCCGAGCCATACCGCATGACGGCGGCAGACCGCGCAGGCCGTCGGTTCCTTGGTTGCAAATCGGCTGACAGCGTTGCTCATCAGAACAAAATCGCATCGTTGATTGGGGTGGCGGCGAGGGCTCGTGCGGCATCGGCGCGCGTCTCGATCACCCAGCAGCGACAGCGCCGGTCAACCTCGACGACGCTGCCATCGGCGCGCCGGACGCGGCGATCGATGACGTTCCAGAATCTTCCGTTACGTGCGACCGCGATCGCGACCACCGGATCGAGCTCGTGCTGGCGCTGCAGCGCCTCGTTCACCGTCACCGGGACCGGCGCGGATCCCCCCAGCGCGTACCACCATCGCTCCGTGCAGATGCGCGCGTAGCCTTGGCGCTCGAACGAAACGTATTCGGAATAGGGCGAGAGGCCGCAGAGGTAGTCGACCCGAAGCGACGGCGGCCCGTCCAGGTCACCATATTTGTGGTGGCAGTGAGAGCTGACGTCGCTGACCGGCAGCCAGACGCGCTCGCCGGTCAGGATCGGCACGGCGTCGGCGGACGTCGCGTGTCTGGCTGCCGGCTTCGGCTTCGGCCACTCATGGCCACAGCAACAGCAGGCCGCGGCGTCGAATGGGTTAACCTCGGCACACTCCGGACACGTCTTGGCACGTACGCTTGCCGGTGTGACGGCGGCTTTGCTCTTGCTGCCGACGTTGATGTCGACCTGGTCCACCGGCCCGTGCCTCCGACAATTGCCGGCGAAGTCCAGGATCAGGCAGTCGACCTTGCCGTCGGCCTTGCGGGTGCCGCGGCCGACCATTTGCACGTAAAGTCCAGTCGACAGCGTAGGCCGCAGCATGGCCACTAAGTCGATCCGCGGCGCATCGAAGCCTGTCGTCAACACGTTGACGTTGACCAGGCAGCGAACCATGCCGGCCTTGAAAGCGGCGATGCTGTCCTCTCGCTCGGAGAGCGGCGTCTCGCCGGTTACCACTCGGCACGAAACACCGCGAGCACTGAGTTCCTGGCCGACGTGATGCGCGTGGGCGACGCCGCAGCAGAAGACCAGCCATGAGCGCCGGTCGACACCACGCGCGACGACCTCGTCGCAAGCGGCGCTGACGGTGGCGCTGTTGTCGGCGGCACGCTCGAGCTCGCCGGCGATGAATTCGCCGCCACGCCGGCCAACGCCATTGATACTGATCTCTGTGCCGGTCGCCTTTGATGTCAGCGGCGATAGCCAGCCGTCGCGAATTCCCTGGCCAATGCCGTACTCAAAAACGACAGCGTCGAAGATTTTGCCTTGACCTTCGTCCAGACGGCCACTATCCAGCCGAAACGGCGTCGCCGAGAATCCGGCAATCCGCATGCCGTCGGCCGGTGCCAGTGCGCGCAGGTCGGCAAGCAGGGTACGATACATGCCGTCACCGTCGTGCGGTACCAGGTGTGTTTCGTCGATCAAAACTAGATGTCGCGGTCCCAGCCGCGCGGCGCTGCGCCAGACGCTCTGCACCCCGGCGAAAATGATCGGCGCGCACCATTCACGCTCACCGATGCCGGCGCTGTTGATTCCGATCGGAGCGCCCGGCCACAATGCCCGCAAAGGTATGAGATCTTGCTCGATCAGCTCGAGCACGTGAGTAACGACCAGCACCCGCAGCGCCGGATAACGTCGCGAAATCTCGCGGATCAGGTGCGCGATGAGCACGCTCTTTCCGGTTGCGGTCGCCATCACCACCAGTGGATTGCCACCGCCGGCGCGCCAGTAGTCTTCCAGCGCCGTGAGCGCCGCTTGCTGGTATGGACGCAGCTCGAACATGGACATTATGGATGGCCGGCGCTTTGCCCAGATGCGCCGGCCAAACTCTCCCAGTGATCAGCGTTGTGTGTGCCAGGGAGCCGGACCAGCGGGTCCCGGCTTGGGTGTTTTTGTCGCTGACGTAACCTTAGTCGCGGCTACCGGTTTGGCCGGCTGTTCCGGTTCTTCCGACTTCGCCATCGGCAAAATGCGCGAGATCCTGTTCTTGTCCGGGTAAACGCCTTGCTTGTCCCGCTCGATACCGAGCCGAATCCGCACCGGCTTGAACAAGAAGACCTCGGCATCGTCGACCTGTTCGGCAACGTTGGTCGCTATGCAGAGATCCTTTAAGGTCTTGCGGCCAATCGTTTGCGCCTGCTCACTGGAGTGCAGGTACGTGATCCGCTGCCCAAACTTGCCGGCCTTCGTAATCGCCTTCGATGATCTTCCAAGCCAGGGCGAGATGATAGCCGTCGCCGGAATTCGGCTGCTGGATGCTGGCCTCGACAACCTGGGCAAGGTATTCGCCGACCGGCAACACGTCCCAGGAATTGCCTTCCTGCCTCGTTGGATCAAAAGTTTCTGGAAACTGGGTAGTCATGAGTCACCTCGTTTATTTGGTGGGTTTGGAGTTGGGTTTGCCGTCGATGGGCGCCGACGGCGGCGGCGGCAGATACGGAGCGAGCGCTCCGTAACTGAAATTCTTCGGCACCGGCATCTTGGCCGGCAGGTCATAGCGGTTCTTGGCGACAAAGCTTGGTCGTGCTTCGAAGTGCAGCCAGCGTTGAGATCCGCCATCGGCGCGGTTGCGCTTCTTGCCGAATCCGACCTCCTCGCTCTGCACATGAAGGTCCGGCGCGAGGAAGCCGATCGCGTCGCACCAGTCCTGCACCAAGCCGCGTGCGCGCTTGTGCAAACGCAGCTGATATGACGTGTAACTGGCGGCACGCGGATCGTTGATCGTCTCGATCGCGGAATGCGCGAGCAGTACGACACTCATGCCGATCCGGCGGCGCAAAAAATCGAGGCCCTTCAGAAGTTCGATCCACCAGGACTCGACGATTACGTACCCTTTGCCGTAACCAGGGCTTTCGATCGATGACCAGTCGTGCGATTGACAGACGTCCCGCCAAATCTGTTCTTCGGTCGCGTCAAGGCTGTCGACCACGACGGTCTGATAAGGATGCTGCTCGGAAGCAAGCGCGCCGATGGCGGAGCGCAGATCCGTGAAGTTATCGATCAGACCGAAGCTGTTGATCTCCAGGCCACTGGCGCAGCCGTCCTCAGTCTGCAAGAAGATCGGCGTGGGAAATTTGCTGGCAATCGTTGTCTTGCCGACACCTTCCGCCCCGTGGATCAGGATCCTCGGCGCGAGCTGTGCGGTGAACTTGCGAATATCGGCGAGGTTCATCTGACGAGCTCCCTATTTTTCCTCAAAGATGCGATCGAGCGCGACGTTTCTCCTCGCGGGATTCTGTAGACTGGCCGTCGCTTCGTTGCCGAGAGTCAGGTGAGCGACTGAGCGCCTGCGGCGCACGCCGGGGCGTTTCAACCTGCGCTCAGGTTTGCTTGAGCGCCTCGCGCCGGGTGATGCCGCGACGGTGCGCGCTCAGCGCAATAATCTTGACATTGCCGCGCTTGGCTTCGCGCTTGAGCGTGTCCACGCTCACCTTGCGCAGATACGCACCTTCCGGGAGCGCGACGATCTCGTCGAGCCAGCGCTCGCGTTCCCGCTCAGTCTCGAAATTGGGGATGGGCATGGTGCTCTCCGCCGGTGAAGCGCGATCAGCGCGCTCGGCAATACATGGCACAGCGGAGCAGCAGCGGGCCGGACAACATGGACACGTGTCCAACTTGTCCCGACCTCCGCTGAAGCTACTTTATTTTTTTCGCGGAATACGGCCCGCGTTGCGCAGGATCGTCTTCGCGTGGGGAGTGCCCAGCCCGATCTTTTTGGGGTCCTTTTCAAATTCCTTCTCGACCATCTTTACCAGCTCGGAATCGGACAGTTCCTCGGCTGACGGTATGCCGTCGGGAAAGAGCACCTTCAGCTTGATTTCTATACGGCCGCCTTGATTGCCCTGAACGACGCGGCGCTTTTTTCGCGGCGGGGGCTCGACCGCTGGCGCGGGCGCCGGCGCGCCGGGGGCCAGGAATCTAAGCTCTGTGATCGTCTCGGCCGGGAATTTTTGATAGATGTAATCGCACCGCGAGAAAGGATCGTCGTCGTCCACCCATTGCGCTGGCGGGCTAATGTCGTCCCGCACGTAAGGAAGGCCGGGATTCGGTTTGCGGACTATCCTCGCCGGACGCGTCGCTATCGCCGTTGCGAAATCAATGACCACCTCGCACCGGAAGTCGTCCAACAGATCGTTATAGTGAAGCTCGCCATCGCCGGCGCGATAGCAGTAGGGGATTTTTCCACATCGGAACCGCTCGGTAACGAAATATTCCGCCTCGGTTTCTGCGGCAGGGTCCTCGGCAATGCGCTTGATGTATTCGCGCGGGGATACCCATTCGAACCGCGAGGAAGTATCGTCGCGATTAGGCTCAGCCATGGTTCACTCGTGGCTTGGGTCAGGACTGGCCGGGTGTTAGGAGCGCCCGGCCGGTTCGTTTCACTTTGCTTCGGCATCTTAACGGTGGCGACAGATCGAGGTGGCCTACTCTGGCTCGATGTTTTGCGATGCAAAGTATTACGACAGTGCGTCACGGGCCTCGAATTGATCGGCATCTGCTGTTACTTGCTTTTCCTCTTTCATCAGATGCTGGATGCC